GAAATTTGGAATAACTGGAACAGCGTAGCAAGGAGCAGATATAACAAAACCAAGAAGAAGTAGCCTCCTCATTCGATGGTAAGATCAACGACAAACTGACCTGTTATTACGATACCTGTTCCAGTTCCAGGTGTCATTGTAATATTGTGATTATCTAGTGCTACTGCTGCTGTACCTACAGATCCAGCACTTGTAGATGTTAAGTCACTGAAGTTTGGTACAGTTCCAACTGTAACTGCACTACCAGGTGTTGCATCTCCTTCTAAGTAGCTTGTAGAAAAACTGAAGGCTTCTCCCGAAGTAGCTTGTGTAGCAGAAGGGAATGAGATACTGGGCACTCCGTTAGTTGCATCACCAAAACCGCCTAACGTAGCTGCTGAATTTGAGTCCACAGTTGTTACATTATTACCTGAGATACTGTATGACGATCCAATTTTATCAGCCGTACTAGCTGCTGAAAGTGACTCAAACTTTACACTAGAGGATATGGAATGATTCATGTCCGCATAAGCTGGTGCGGATACAAGAAATAAAAACGGAAGTAGCTTTTTCATTTTTTAGGTTTAGGGTCGATCACTTCTGCTCCCTCTATTCGAATGGGAGTAATTACCCTTATAGTTTGAACCATACCATTTTCAGTGGCAACCTTATCGTCTTTCTTATTACCTTTTTTAGCTTGCTCTAATCCGAAGCTGGAAAGTGCAGTAGCCAGCAAACTTGCAGGAAAAGTTATATCCTGCTTTTCTCCCGTTGTAAGACCTGGAATCTTAGGCAAGTAGTTGCTCGTAACGAGAAGGCCACTCCAAAAAACTACCAAAAGCCTTACTGCAACTGAGATGTACTCAAATTGCTCTTCCTTATCTTCAAACTTTTCTTTTATCTTATCCATCATACCTTTTTTCTCTTCAGCCATGAAATGTAATATCTCTTGTTATATATTAGCAATTTAGCTATGTTTGGGAAGTAACACATAAAAACGATGGTAAAAATTTTAAAACCTATCCTTCTAGTCTTTATTAAATCTAAAGCAATGAAGAGATTAATTATTGATCTTTTAAAGGCAATAGCAAAGCAAACAGATAATACATTAGATGACCAGGCAGTAAGTTTTATCGAAGCCAGAATGTATCCAGGCTCTACTACAAATCTTCAATAATATGAAAGATGACGGCTTTATGAAAATGATCCATACGGAACTACCTCCCGAAGCTGAACTAGCAATAGAACTTCGATGTAGAGAAGTAATGGCTTGCGAAGATACAGAAAGACTAAAAGCCTTTTGCATAGACATGATGAAAAATCATGCCAGGGCTGAAGCAGTTTTATCTAAAGCAATGATGAAAGTAATAGAGCTAGAGGCAACATTAGCTGTATTACAAACCAGGACAAAGAGGAGTACAGGAATTTACAAACTTAGATGGTGGTTAGAGCAGTTCTATATGCAAATAAAGTATAGACATATAACAAAGCGTCATTCACGAGATGCGTAACGAGCCTGTATGTCAGGCACTATCATTTCTGGATACTGGATCGTAAACCATTTGTGTCCACACTCATAACAAAG